TAGATGTTGATCAAGACAATAATTTTGAATATGCATCTGACATTAATGAAACTCCAATAAATCGTGTAACAATAAATAGCGTAACTTCTGAAAATGTTGGTACTTATAAGGATGATGCTGTTGATGTTGGAGAAGAATTGTTAAAGAATCATACAGAATCTAATAATCGAAACATTCTAGTAGAAACAGAAAACGATAATAGTTTATCTACTGATGGTGATGATCTTGATGATGATTTACCTTTTTAATCTAAAAATTATTGCGAATTAATATTGCCGGATGAAATTAATCATCCGGCTTAACTTATAAAATATTTATTATGAGTAAAAATAGTGAAAATATCGTACCTAATAACGATAAAATTAGAAAACCAACACCAAAAAAAAGTTTTTCTTTAGATGATTTTAAGAAAAAGATTGGTGTTGAAGAAGTACAACAAAAAGAATTGAAATGGATTTGTTGTTCATCCGCATTAAAAGAGGAAACTGGAATACCCGGAATACCAATGGGATATACAACGTTAATTAGAGGATTTAGTAACACATCTAAATCAACAATACTTTCTGAAGCAATTGTTTCTGCTCAAAAAATGGGTGTTCTACCAATAATTATTGATACTGAAAATAATTTAGGTATGAATCGATTAAAAATCATGGGTTTTAATCTTGATGATAATGACTATATTTATGTTGATAATGATTTTCTTTTAAAGAAATTTGGAAAAAAACAAGACCCCAAAAGAAATGAAGCAGCTATTGAAGATATGTCAGAATGTATTCATTATTTCTTAGATTTACAAGATAGTGGTGAATTACCATTTGATATATTATTTGCAGTTGATTCGTTTGGATCATTGGATTGTATTAAAACAATAAATGCGCAGGAAAAAGGAAGTGGTGACAACAATATGTATAATGCATCTGCTTTTGAAAAATCAATGAAATATCTATTGAATAATCGTATACCATCTTCTAGAAAGATTATTAAAGCATACACAAATACTTTAATTGCCACACAAAAAATTTGGCTTGATAGTATGCAAGGTGCTGGTGTTATTAAACATAAAGGTGGTGAGGCTGCGTTTTATGGCTGTCGTTTAGGTTTTCATTGTGGTGGTACTTTATCACATGGAACAAAACGAGTTTTGGCAACATCTAAAGGGAGAGAAGTGCAATGGGGTATTGAAAGTAAAATTTCAATCTTTAAAAACCAAATTGATGGTGATTTTGGTGGTATTGCAATGGAGGGTAAGGTAATAAGTACTCCGCATGGATTAATAAGTACAACACCAGAAGCAATAAATTCATATAAAAAAGACAATATTTTATATTTTAGAAATGTTTTAGGTGGTGATATTAGTCCAGATGAAATTAATACGAAAATTGTTGATGTTAAAGTTGATGATAATAGATTTGATTTTATCGATTCATTTGATGGGGATGATGGTAATAGTGATAAATAATGTTAACAATAAAAATGATCGTGATTATGGTTATCACGATCATTTTAATCTTTAATTCAGAATGAAAATTAGAACTCTTTTAGTCGATAGTAATTATTTACTAAAACGATCATTTCATGGTGATAAAGAAAATTATACGAAAGACTTCGGCCATATTGGCGGTCTTTACCAGTATATGACAACAATTCGTAAATTAACAAAAAAACATTTAATAAATAAATTAGTATTAGTTTGGGACGGTGAAGGTGGTGGCATATATCGGCATAATATTGATCCAGCATATAAAGCCAATCGAAAAAACAAGGAATGGCATTCAAAAATTGAAATGACCAATTCACAAATCAAATTTGAAAATGAAAAAGAAGAGTCAATTTTAAAACAAAGAAAACGAATACAAGCATACGTTGAAGAATTATTTATTAGGCAAATTGAAGTTGATGAAGTTGAAGCAGATGATATTATTGCATCATATTGTCAAAGTCATAATAATAAGGAAGAAATTTTCATATTTACCAATGATAGGGATTTTGCACAATTATTGGATTTAAATATTACCATAATATTTTCAAATATTGAAACACCAATAAATAAAACGAATTATTTCATGCATTTTGATCATCATTATACTAATGCATTAACCATTAAGATAATTTGTGGTGATACTGCTGATAATATAAGTGGAATTGATGGCGTACAGGAAAAGACATTGTTAAAATATTTTCCAGAACTAAAATATAAACATCTATCGGTTAATGATATTTGTAAAAAATCTAAAGTTATTAATGAAGAAAGAATTTTAAATAAGAAAAAAATTATAAAGGCTTTAGATAATATTGTACACGGTATTGATAGATTAAAAATTAATTATCAATTAATTTGTTTGAATGAACCAAAATTAAATGAAATTGCGATTAATGAATTAGAACAATTAGAATTACCATTAGCTCCTGAAGGTAGGGGAAGTAAAAATTTAATAAAAATGATGAATGAAGATGGTTTTTTATCAATATATGGAAGTAATTTCGTTAATTATGTTGAACCATTCTATACGATAATTATGAATGAAAAACAATTACTTACTGAATATTTAAAAAATAATAAAAATAAGTTATGAAAAACACTTTCAACTTATCAAAATATGATTTAAATTTGTTAGTAAGTAATCAAATATATTATTAATTTAATTAAACAAAATTATGAACGAAAAAGAAACTAGTAAGTTATTTAGATTTTCTTTGTATCAAGAAAAATTGCTTTTATGTGAGAAAACATTTTCTGCTGATCAATTCAATCCTTTAACGAGGAATTCGATTGATATTAGAAATATTTTACCTAAAGCAATAACTAAGTTACAAAAAACTCTATCTAGGAGAAATTATGATGTTATTTATGAAACTGGTAGATTTGATGTTTCCGATCCAGATTCACCAAACGATTCAATTGATTTATTCTCTAAGTATAAAACAGAAGTGAATAAATATCCTAAAAAAATATCTAGTGAATTGTTTTATAATCCACAGGTAATTGTTCAACAAATTGAAGATAAAACAATTAGGGGTGTTGAATGTAAAATTGGCTTTTATATTAATGAAAATCCTATTGTTGAAAGACAATTTTATGTTGATGGTTTTAATCCTATTGCAAGATGGTCTCTTGATTTAAAAGAAGCTGTTGTTGATATTGCAGATCAAATTTTTAATCAAATAAAAAATAATGATATTAAAAATATGTGGGATGAATATGATTTAATAAATTATCGAGGATTATCAGTTACTCAAATTAGAGAATTACCGTATCAAGTTAGAGAAGATTTGCTTAGAAAAATTAAATTCAATTAAAAAAAATAATGTAATAATAACGGTCATAATTTCACTTAATTACGACCGTTATTTTAATCAAATTAACATGGAAAATACTTTCACTGGTTATCTTGGTCAAGATTATCAACAAAAACTTATGTGGCAATTATTGGTTGAACCTGAATTTGCAGAAAAGACGGTTCCATTAATTGCCATTGAGTATTTTGATGATGTTCAATTAAAAAAATTATTTATTATAATTTTGGAATTTATTAAAAAATATGAAAAGGTTCCAAATCTTCAAAACAAAAGTATTCATCAAGCGATTCATGAATTTAACACACAGAAAAATGAAATTGAAGAACAATCATTATTGTCAATCATTAATAGAATTACGTTATATAACGATAATATAATTAATAATAATTTATTGTATGATGGTGATATTGTTAGAAAAACAGCAAATGAATTTATTACACAACAAGAATATCGAAAAGTTGGTGAATTTATTATTGAAAAAACAAAACGGGGTGAATTAAAAAACAAAAATGTAATTCCAGAAATTGAAGAGAAATTTATTAAGATATCACAAATTGGAAATGATGATGATTTCGGCATTAACGTTTTCGATGATATTGATGTTGTTTTAAGAAAAGAATTTAGAACAACAATACCCACAGGTATTGATGTGATTGATTCATTAACTAATGGTGGTCTTGGTGGTTCTGAAATTGGATTGATTCTATGTCCATCTGGTGTTGGTAAGAGTTTGCCATTATCAGCAAAACTGGCAACTCCAAATGGTTGGATACTAATGGGTGATGTGAAAATTAACGATTTGGTGATTGGTAGTGATGGAAAACAACAGAGAGTATTGGGTGTATATCCACAAGGGAAAAGACCAATTTATAAAATTGTCTTTAACGATAAGACCACTGCATTTTGTGATGAAGAACACTTATGGGCAGTCAATACGTTAAATCAACGCAATGCAAATACTACACGCCACATAAATGGTGAGGTAAAACGTGTGAAAACACCTGATTTATCATACAATCCAATTGCCACAAAAGAATTAATGAAAAACTATATCGTTAATAACAAAAGTGGTGAAAAATTAAATTATAGAATACCAATATTAAGTTATCCGGTTGAATATACTATAAATAAACTACCAATTAATCCTTATTTATTGGGTGCATTAATTGGTGATGGTGGTTTGACAGCTGGCACAACAAAAATTACTTCAATTGATGATGAAATTATTAATAAATTAAGGGCAATTATTTCAAATGAATACAGTGATTTAAAATTAAATCGTGTTTCAAATACCGTAACATATATAATATGTGGAATTAGGGGTAAGAAAAATTGTTTATATCAGGCAATTAAGGATTTAAAACTAAATGTTTCATCCAATAGTAAACATATTCCTGATATTTATAAGTATTCTTCATCTACTGATAGAATAGAACTACTTCAAGGATTGTTAGATACTGATGGATATGCCTCAAAAAGTGGTAGAATTCAATATGCAACAACATCCAAACAATTAGCTGATGATGTTAGAGAAGTGGTTTTATCGTTAGGCGGATTTGTGTCAATACGTGAAAAATTTCCAAAATATAAATATAATAATGAATTACGAAATGGTAAAAAGGCTTATACACTAACAATATCGTTTTCAAATTTAGAAATTAAACCATTTTCGTTAGGAAGAAAGCAAGAACGGGTTGTTTATAGAAGTAAATATAGACATAATAAATACATATCGTTAATAACATATTCGCATGAAGAAGAAGCACAGTGTATATATGTTGAAAATGACGACCATTTATATGTTACTGATGATTATATATTAACTCATAATACCACGTTACTTACAAAAATTGCAAATACTGCATATGGATTGGGGAATAATGTTGCACAAGTAATTTTTGAAGATACTAAAGAACAAATACAAAGAAAACATTTCACAATTTGGTCAGATGTTCCGTTAAGTCAAATAGATGAATCTGAAGAAAAAAGAAATTTGGTAAAAGAAATTGCACAAAAAAAGGCATTAGAATTAAATGGGAAGGGTAGATTAATTATAAAAAGATTTAGTCAGGAAGATACAACAATGAAAGATATTCGTAATTGGATGGTGCGAACAGAAAAAAAATTCGGATATAAGTTTGATATTTTAGTTCTTGATTATTTAGATTGTGTGGAACCATATAAAAAGGTTACTGATAGAAATGAAGCCGAACTTCAAATTATTAAATCATTTGAAGCATTATCATCCGATTTTAACATTCCCGCTTGGACAGCAATACAAAGTAATCGTCAAGGCATCGATCAGGAAATTGTGGGAGCACATCATAGTGGTGGTAGTATAAAAAGATTACAAAAATCGCATTTTTTTATGAGTGTAGCAAAAACTCCTGATCAAAAAGAAGCTAATTTAGCTAACATTAATATTATTAAAGCAAGGTTTGCTAGTGATGGCCAAATATTTAAAGATTGTGAGTTTAATAATGATAGTATGAGAATTGTTATTCACAATGATAAATATAAAAATATTAAATTAAATAGCTGTTTGAAACATTATGATGAAGATGATGTTAAAAATGTAATAAATCATGCTGAATTATTGAATAAATATTCTGATATTGACATACATGATAAAATTACTGAAGTAATAAAAAACCCAAGTGATTTTATTAATAATTCGTTAGTTGGTGATTTACCGAATGAAGATGAAAATATTGTCGTTGAAACTAATGAAAATATTATTAAGAGCAATACAAATTCAGTAGATGTTG